TTAGCGTGGATGTTGGCATATAAACCTTTGCCCGGCATTACTTGCTATGCTTCTTGCCAAGGCACTGACCCGCACGCTTGCACGCAGCTTTCATTGGGCATCCTCTAGGGGGTGAAAAGCTCTTTTTATTACCGTAAGCCATAACTGTCTCCTATGTTAGTCAACTCATACCACATTACGCAATTCCGCGCAAATTCCTTCTTATTTCACCCTTCCAAGACGACAACGGCCCAGACAGCGCCATCGCCGCGTCAGACGCCATCGTCAAACAAACAGCATCTGCCAAGTCAGGAGAACGCAGCCCACGCTTGCGCATTTGATCCTTACCCTCGGCTGCCATCTTGCCAGAAGACGTAAACGAATATCTTATACCCGTCAGGTCAGCCAAAAGCTCATCATCCTTCGGCAGCTTGCAAGACCGATCCTCCAGCCAAGCCTTTGTCTTAAACCAAAGCTCAGTCCTCAAATTATTATACGTCGCGCCCATGCTCGGGCTTTCAGCAACATTAACACCACGAACAGGCGCACCCAGCTCACGCATGCGATCAACAACCCCCGACCCGATGCCAATACTATCAACCAAGATCTCACTGGGCCGCTGGCTCGGCGGCAAAGCCTCATACTCCGCCATCACACGCCCAACAGTCTGCATCAAATCTAAACCGCGCCAGCTCTTAATCTCAGTCACAACATTACCAACACGCTTACAAAACGCTGTCCTGTCTGTCCCAAATCGCGCCGGGTCTAACGCCCAAACAGGCGCTCTTTCAGCATCAATCTCAATATCCCTATTCATCGCCGCATCAACCAAGTGAAACGGCACAATCGTGTCATCATCAGCTAAAGGAAACTCACCCAACACACGAATACGAAACGCATTGCTCTCCTCCCCATAACGCTCGCGCATCTCGTCAACGAACTCATCCGACACCAAAGGACTTTCAACGCAGCTCCATCGCCGCGTCCACCAACTGTCAGACATCCTGTTCTGTGTCTCATAAAACGTACCGCTCGACCTCGTAGGGTTCGACAGCAACACAGTCGTCGCATTATGGCCCGACATACTACCAGCAGCAGCCTCAAACACCTTTTCAGGGACACCAGAGGCCTCGTCAACAACCAAAAGCACATTATCCGAGTGTACCCCAGCCAAAGCCTCTGGCGTCTCTGCACGCGACGTCCGAGCCGATATAAACATCTCAGACGGCGCAGCCGACAGCTCAACGCGATCACTTTTAACCGTCAAAAGATCCTGAACAGGTTTTGGCAGCTCACCAATCCACCGTTTCAGCTCCGCAAATAGCGCGTCAAACAACTGACCCGACGTCGGGGCAGTCACAACAACCTTATTCGGAAAACGCATCAGCAAATACCACAGCATCGCCCAACTCGCGCTCGTAGACTTCCCCGTACCATGCCCAGACCTAATCGAAATCTTACGCTCGCCAGACGCAATCGCATTCAAAAACTCAGCCTGATACTCCAAAGGCTCCGCGCCTAACACCTCCCGAACAAACAACACAGGATCATCCATGTATTGCAGCGTGAAATCCTCAAATGGATTGCTATCAGTCATCATGATCAATCACCCTCATCTCCCGATCACGATCCTCAGCCATCAACGCCTGACGATCCGAGCTGATCTTTCGCAACGCATCCAAATGCAAATCACCCAGATTTAACGTAATCTCTGTCTTTGGCCCCGAGCCGTACCGATCCCTATTCAGCCCAGCCGCCAACATCTTTCGCGCGTTCATCTGCTCACGAACCTTGGCAATCTGAGCAGTCGTGGCCGTTTCTGGAATGCCATCAGCAATCTCAACATTCTCCTCCATCATCGCGTCAGCTAAGACAGATTGCGCACGATCCAATGCACGCGCATATTCAGGAACACTGCGGATCGTTTCGCTCAGGTAGTTACGACTGCACTCCCATTCCTTGGCAGCCCAAGCCTTCAGCGTCATGCTCGACGCCATCTCATGCACATACTCAGCGCCACCATTTTGCTCAATATGCTGCAATATTCTGTTTCTTAACTGCTTTCCCGCCATATTGCCTCGCTTTCAGAATTTTTAAAATTTTAGACGATGCTAGCAGTTCTGGCAATAGGGGGAGGGGGGCTGCCGCGTGACGACGCAGTGTAGGGAGGGTGAGGCGTCGTGGCTGGGTTGCTGTCGCGGCAGCCTTGGCAGATATATAGCACATGTGAGTGCGTTTTTCTACACACGCACGCCCCCGTCTCGTCGCGGGGCGGGGGGGGGTATTTTTGGGCCGGGTTGCAAAAAACGCATAGATCACTCCGATAATGTCGATTATGTTAAATTCCACTTCTTGCATGCGACATATAAATAAGGGGTTTGCGCAAAGCCTTAGCGGTTTGAGCTATGCAAATCCTGCAATGGCACAAGATGTAGTGGTTGAGCCTTGAATATGAACGCCTGTTCAGTTACGCGCACGCGCGTCTGCGCGGAGACGTCGCTGTGTGTCACAGCGAGCTAATGATGGACGCCGAATGCTTCGCTGTTCTCTAGGTATTCCTTCATGGCTAGGCTCAGAGCCACGGCCATAACCTTCTTACAGCTACCACCAAGGATGCGCTCATTGATTAGCCACAGCACCTCAGCGACTTCTGCGTCGATCTCGTCCTCGTCCATGTTAGGATCAAATTCTACAACGAATGTGTTCATGCCGACACGCTACAAACAAAAATGGCCCGGCGCAATGCCGAGCCAGTTCAGTGAGGCAGATTGCGCAGAAGGAAATGGGTAAAGCTCTGCGCCATCAGGTGCCGCCACTATTTCAGAAGGGAATAGGATCGTCAAACGTTTTTCCCTTTATGTCGATCATCTCTGCGCCAGGGAATGATTGCTTGGCCGCCTTCTCCAGCTCACCCATCCAATGCTCCCGAAAGTATCTGTAAGCCAACGCAACCTCACGCAGCGTCAGCAGCTCCAACTCAGGCCGCTGCTCTTTGATCGCACGCCAGCCTCTGCCATCGCGCATGATGCCAAACAGCTTGCCATCTATCTCAACCTCCCAGACATCCGTACACGCCTTCTGAGCGCCCACACGCTCGGCTTCTGCATCCATTGCCTGCAACCCCCGCACGACGACCTCGCAGCGTTTCCTGCATTCCTCTACATCGCCTGCCTCAACTGCCGCATTCATCTTGGCAACCGCACTGCCATACTTCTGCGACATCGAGACACTTACCAACTCAGGCAACCGATCAATCCCCCACTTCCGATCCATCTCGATTGCCAGCCTGTCAACTGGAGCCAACGCATAGTCACACATGATGGCATCTTTGGATTGGCTGCCATGCAATATGCGATCCGATTTCTTTTGTCTTTTAGTCTGCTTCATCTTCCTCACCTCACTAATCTTCCTCACCTTGAACCGAAGCCCTCACTTCCCCTCCTCACCTCTATGCATATACATAGAGGAGGTGAGGAGGAAGAATTTCAGGCGCTTTTTTCCTCACTTCCTCACCTCTTCCTCACCTTGGATTTTAAGGTGAGGAAGGTGAGAATTTAGCCAGTACATTCGCCATCGTCTGCCTGACATAAGAATGCCTCGTCATCAAATATCCAATCGCCTTGGCGATCTACAAAGTCTCCTAAATCTGCGTAGCTTCTGGACTTGTGAAACGTCCCGCCGACTTTGGTTTCCATATCTGCCCACCATTGCATTCTGTCTGGATGCTCGCGCCACATCATCGCCAGAGTTGCTTCGGACTTTAGAAAGCAGCCGTCACAATTCCCTTTGGCTGTCACGCCGTTGGGGCCGTACAGATTGAGGTCAAAGTCTTGGCTGTTCCAAAAGTCCATGACTGTCTTTTTTGTGGCACCTGCATGATAGAGCGGATACCAGTATGTCCAACGGTCTTCTTTGCCCTTCTTGTTGACCCTTCTTGCTTCGTCTGCTCGGATGCCAATGCATGAGTTCCAGTGCTTCCATCCGTGTTCTTTTACGAGGTATCGCTTGATCGTCCTGACCTTCAGCTCTGCCGTGCAGAACCGTGCGACAACGTTGGGCAAATACTTTCTGTAGCACATCTTTTCAAATGGCTCACCGTTTCTGGCTGCTGCGTTGTGGTTTACGACTTTGTAAGCCACCTTGTCGTCTACTCTGTCGTACTCCAACCAAGTGATTGGCACATTCCACCTGTCTGAGCATTCTTGCACAAAATCGAGCGTTTCTGGCATTTCTCTGCCAGTGTTTGCGAATGTGACCTTTGCCGTGTCTGGCAGGCCGCCGTTTGCCTCCAGTATCTGGTGCAGCATGTATCCTGACGTTCTGCCGCCTGAGAAGCTAATGAGCGTGTTGCCTTCTGGTAGTTTGTAATGGTTCATCATACTTCGTCCCATCTAATCATCTCCCCGACGACAACGCACTGGACATCTCTGCCTTGGCGTTTGTCGTACATCTCTGCCGCCTTCAGGACGTTTGTCTTCAGCCACTGCTTGACGATTGCCTTGACCTTGGCCTTGTCTCCGGGCTTTTCCATGTCGAGGTTTAGCTCTTCGGCGACAGCATGCCCGACATACTGCTTGGCCTGCACGTTCGCCTTGTACGGCGTTTGGTTGGCCTCTGCTTCGTTTACGAGCTTCTGTACGTTTCTGGCATTGTCGGCTGTCACGCCGTCAAACAGGTCAGGTAATTTGAACTCCGTGGCAACCCCAATATGCTCACCGTTGGCGATCTCCACTGACTGCATACGCCTGTAGACTGCCTTGTCTGATGGCGGTGCCAGGTTTGCCTTGCCGTCATCAACTCTGAATATGCCGAGTGCTTCGTGTTCGTCTACGCCGAGGGCCATTGCGTCCTCTGGAGTTATTCTGTTGATCACTCTGGCTGCTCTGGCTGCTCCAATGAGTGAGCCAGCTCCTCTGACACTGTCAATCGTTGCATCGTCCCCGTTGCCTTTTCTGATGTGGTGTACGAGCTGGACTGAGCTGTTTGTGTCTCTTGCGAGCTTTCTGAGCATTGCCACGACTGCTTGAATGCTGCCGTTGTTGTTCTCGTTGACGAGGTGCGCTGACACGAATGGATCTAGGATTACTGCGCCGATGTTGTTTTCTTTGATAACGCGGATCATAGCTGCCAGCATGTCGTTGTTTGTGATCAGCCCGTCCCTGCCTTCTGCGGCGAGCGTGATCTGCATGGTGTCCTCACCGTCCATGAACAGTCGGCCTTTTACTTCTTCTGGTTTGATGTTGTAATGCTGCATGGCTGCGATTGTGCGCATCTGCATTTCGCTGATTGGATCTTCAAGGTTGATGATCCAGACGTTTGTTTGTTCCTTTACGTCTACGCCGAGAAGCGGCTTGCCTGTTGCGATTGCCAGAGCTTCCACAATGATTGCACTTGTTTTGCCTATGCCGCCTGCCGAGGCTGTCACGCTGATGTACTTCTTGATGTAGTCGTAACCGTAGACCCACTCCCTGCGCGGCAGCGTGAGCGCGTTGAACATATTGTAGGGTGTTGGCCAGTTTTGGTCTGGTTCGTCGTCTGTGTGGGCTTCTGTAGGCTCTGTGGCTATGTTTAAAGCTTGGTTTTGCTGCTGGATGCGTTCGGCTGCTGGATCTGGCGGTGGCGTCCAGCCTTTGTCTCTTGCGCCATCTATTGCCTTCTGCACTTCGCGTCTTGTGTCATCAACTGAATAGCCCGACATTGTGAAGCTGTCTGTGATGGCGTGGATCTCTTCGTCTGCTAGGCCTTTGCTGACATATGAGGCGACTAGGCGGATAATATTGTTGTGCCAATCGTCGCCTGCGAGAATGCTCTGCGCTGTGAGCTGCCTGTCCATTGCTTGCTGGCCGAGGTCAATTTCTATGCCACCAACTTGATTGTTAGGCACTTCCTTTTTGGGGAATGCACGCATGAGGCGCTCGAATGGCTGCGGTTCGCGCTCATTTGTAAACTCTGTGCGCATTGTGACCAGCTCGGGAATGTAGCCTTTTTCTTGCTTCTTTTTATTCGGCCATGAGACTGTGCCTGCCACACGCATGATACGGCTTGGATTAATGACTGCCGGGTCTGTGTGGAGGCTGGCGGCGATTGATTTCTGCACTTCCTTCCATGCGTCCATGTTTTTGCATGGCTCTTCCAGCTCCCAGTATGCGTGACCTCTGGCGAATGGCGTCGTGCCTGTCTTGACTGACATTGTGAATTTCGGGCCAGCAAAAGACATAATGTTTTCCATTGCGCCTTTTGTGTCTGCATCTGCGAAGCAGTAGAATGCAGCCATGATGTCTGTGTCTTTGGCGGCTTTGCCTGCCGGGATGTCCTCGGCCAAGATTGGATCAATTGCGTTGATGCACATGTAGATGTTTGCCTTGGCGTTGTTCATGGCCTCGGCATGCTCAACGGCTTCGTCAATCTGATCTAATCTAAATCTTGCGGCATTAGTTGATCCACTTGCTGAGATTGATCGTATCTCTAATAGCGGCTGTCCAACTTCATTCCAATTCTTTGTAATTTGTGATATAAAGTCTTTGATGACTTTGGATTGCGGTAGAACCTGCTCCATACTTTTACCCATTTCAAAGTTTATCCTCTCCCTGTTGGACTTCCCCGGCGATTAGACCGCCGGGGATTTTTTCTTAGAACTCCATGTCATCATCTGCGGCTGCTGGAGCAGGCTCAGGAGCTGGAGCTGGATCTGTGACAATACCTGCCGCAGCACCTTCCTTCAGGCAGTCGGGCTTGTCCACCCACTTGACGACCTCAAAGATCGGGTAGCATGTGGAGCCTTTTGTGAATTTAAGCTCTTTTGCTTCCTTCATTTTGATGAGCGGCATTTGACCCGCTGCTGGCTGCTCGGTTAGTAGAGGTGCAAGATCCGCCAGAGCTGACCACACGCCTGCGCCTGCTTGCTCCCACATGGCAACCTTACCGCCGCCAATGGCGCACTTGACCGAGAAGCCTTTCTTGTAGTCATCGCCAGGCTTCTGCATCATCTGGTTGACATTTGGGTTCCACTTCCATTCTGGAGCCACGCCTGCCATGCCTTCTGATCTTTGCCAGCCTGTTTTCAGGCTATCAAGATCAATGACGAAACCTTTTGTTTGGGCTTCTTCGTACTCGTCTTTTGATGACCCTTCGCGCAAGAAGAATTGCTTTGCACGAACTGCTCCGTCCTGCGTGCCTCTTGCTGACCATCCAAGAAATACGTTGATGCCGTCTCCACCGTTGTTGCCTAAATCAATTTGAAACATTCTTGTGTCCTTTCACTTTGCTTCGTTGTTGACGTTGTTGTGCTGCTATAACCCCAGCAGCTTGGGATCACTCGAAAACATCCCAATCGTCGTCAAGAACCCAGCCATCACTTGTGCGGCTGTTTTCTGCTACGTCTTTTGCGATCTGATCGTTTATTAGGTTTATGATTTCGTATCTGCCTTCGACTGCGCCCCCGGACTTGTACTCAACGTGGGCTTTCAGCTTGTGCGGCCAGAAGTTTACCTTTTCACCGCCGATTTCTGCCTGAACCTGCCAAGGTGCGTCTTGGTAGTTGGGGAAGTAGAAATCAATGCTCGCCTTGTACAGATTGACGATGTCTCTGAATGCAAAGCAGTTGTCCATCATTTGCTTGTTTGGCTCTGCTTTCCAAGAATAGGTTTTGTGGACTTCATATTTCATAGAGTTCCTCCCTGATTGCTTCGCCGCCGCTCCAGTAGAAAGAGTTGGGATTAACCGGGATAACGCCTGCAATGTCATATCGAGTTCCCGATCTAAGGAAGCGCTCCATGCGTGTAATTTGCGTCTTTGCCTTGCTAAGTAATTCATTCGGATCGCCGTCCTCTAAGAGTGCTGTTTTCTTTGGCGTGACATATAGAAATTTGACTGCCTGATTGCCTTTGGCCTTTTGGTAGATTGCGCGTTGGAGCTGATGCTCTGCTGACATGACGCTTGGGCAGCGCCCGGTTGTCTTTAGATCAATGACCAGACCAGCATCTGGGAATACGAGGTCTAGGAAGCCGATTACAGGAATTTCGTAGTCGTCGCCTTTGGCTGTAATGCTGATCTTTTCCTGCCCGTCTTCTGGGAATTCTGGCTTGCCGTAATCTGCCAGTGCTTCCAGAGCGAGATCCATGCAAGGCTCGATCATCGCTCGTTCCTTCGTGATCTTCTCGTCAGCCACAATGAATGTCTTGTCAAACTTCTCCAGAGCGGCCTTGAGAGCTGTGTCACGATCAGCTTCGCCTGTTAGGCTGGCCACCACTGCATCCTCAGTGCAAATGCCTCTCATTGCGGCTGCTCCCATTGGCGTTCGTTTGCCGAATAAGTAGCTCGCAACCCAGACATCCGGGGCGTTTGTCCACAGGTTTATTGACGAGGCCGACAGGTGCTTAATGCCGTGCTTTTCAAAACCGTTCATGAATAATACCTTGCGCGTTCTGTTTCTAGCTGCTGCTTTGCTGCTTTCCAGATTTTATCTGCGTCTGTCACGCCGCATGATTGAATAAGCGTTTTCATTTGTGCCACCAACTCCTTTAGCGGGAGCGGCTCTGTAATATTGTACTCTGTCTTAAACTCAGCGACCGTGTAGCGTATTTCTCGCATTGATTTGACGCCAAAATTTGGTGTTGTTGTCAGGAACATGGCATCACTTGTCATATCAATATCAAGCAATGTCTTTATCGGGGTCTTTTTCTTGTCTGTATTCCAATGCCAAAAGCAGCGAGAAGCCCTAGGGTTCAATCTTTTTTGCAAAGTCGGCACGACATCGTAGTTACGATAAAAGTTGTGTGGCCCCCACATTTCCAATAGCTTTTCCATTTCAGTCATTGTTTTTCTCCGCAATGTAATATTCTTGAGGAGCTTTTCTGTGATTGCAGTGTGAGCTGCGCCACCCCTCTTTCGCACCGTGAACATGCAGCCTGCCGCACCAAGGACATCTGAACACAAATGTATCTTCGTCGCGCTTGCATCTTAGCGGATTTTCAACTGTGCCAATCCCTAAATTCCTACGCGTAACAATAGCGATCTGCCGCACTCTCTCTAGTGAAATGCCAAAATCCTTTGCAATGCTTGCCAAGGTTTCGCCTGCCTCACGACGCTCCATAATTTGCAAATTACGTTGCTTAGTCATAAATCATTTCCTTTCCATAAAGCGCAATCAGCGCTGCCTCTGCCCTGCCGTCATCTTTGACGCGCTTGAATAAGTCTGCGTAGTCGGGAAAACGCTGCGTTGCCAGACCGCGTGAAACGCCTTTGTCGCGGTTCAGTCTAAAGTGACCTTTCCACTTTGCAGGCGTGACATACTGTATAGGGATTTTGTGGGCTGCCACTGCCATCTGCGTTGCGCCGTATGTCTCACCGAAACGAAACATGGAGGACACGCCTTGGCCGCGCATTGCTGCCACCTGCTCGATCACTGCCATGTGCGGCTCGTCACCTTCTGGCGCAAGCAGGCTGTGCAGTATGTGCAGATTTAGCTCTGTTTTGCCCTTGGCGTTCTTCAGCACAGGCATGTCGTGTATCTCTAGCTTCATGTTGGGCCAGAGAAATGCCACTGCGCCTGAAAAGCCAGGATCTATGCCTACGACGACAGTCATGCGGCTTCCTTAACTTTCACGCCGTTCACCTTGCAGAACAGCGCAATGGCTTCCTCTGTCAGCTCACGCATTGTGCTTTCTTCGTTTCTCTTGCGCTGGACTTCACGCATACCATCAGCCAGTTCGACTTTGATCCGATGGTTCCACTGTTCTTTTTGTTCTTTCATGGCTACCCCAGTGTTGCTAGCTTCACCTCATACATAGTGCTAGCAACTTTTTATTGCAATAGATAATTTTTTGCTAGCAGATGTATTGACAATTTGCTAGCAAGTATTTATCTATTAGTTAACAGAGCGAAACATAGCGCGGTAGCGCGGCAATCCCGCCGCAGCAGCGCAGCCAGACTGGAGGGTCACATGGCACATTCTCTTTCTTTTCTTCTTTCTTCTGAAGCAGCTTCGGCTCGCATGATTGAGCGCAAGCCTGCGTTTGTGGTTCATGTTGAAACACATAGCGACATGGATGTTGCTGATCGTTTTGTTGAGCTTGATGCCGATGGCATTGAGCGTGCTGGCAATCTTGCTAATGCTTGGGTCAACAGCATGGGGAATGCCTCTGCTGCAATTCGCCGCGTAATGCCAGATGGCACTCTGCACGATCCGTCATGGATCGTGTAATGTACGCCGCTGACCTACGCACATTTATCCTACAGCTACACGGTATCGACATCGTGTGGCTGCCAACTTCAGCGGAAGAGGAACCACCGTTTTGACCAAAGACGAGTTAGAATTCCAGCTCGCAACTGAACGCAAATTCATTGAGAGACAACGCGCAGCGCAGGATCGCATGCGCACACAGAACAGTGGCGTCAGATTGAGCAACATCAGCTCCGATCTTGCTGCGTTTGACATGGCAGTGCAGAAGGCTGAGGATCGCATAAAAGCCTTAAACTTTTATTACAGCAACAGCATCATTGAATATCTTGAGGTAAACAAAGCAATCAAGAACTCGCTGTTTACTTACAGCTCAATCAGAACGCTGAACGACATTGATACGATGCCAGACGACAAACTGCTGAAGTATTATGGCATTGGGGGAAATAGCGTTAAGCAAATACGCAAAGCAGCAGACAAGCTGCGCAAAGAAATATTGGGAGAAGTACAATGAAAACTGATTGGCA